AAGAAGTAGCTCAACTCAGCAAGAGTGGGGGTGGAGTGGGCAACTACTTCGGGGAAATTCGTCCTGCAGGGTCTCCTATAACTGGGGGAGGAAAATCAATTGGCGCTGTACCCTGGATGCAGCAATATGATATTTGTGCGAGAGTCGTGAGCCAAGGGGGAGTCAGGAGAGGATCATTCGCTTTTTACCTGCCTATTGATCACCCGGACGTTCCAGAACTGCTTCGTGCAAAGGATCACACAAAAGGGGATCCGAGGACATGGGTAGACTCAAACATAGCACTCACAATAACCGACGAGTGGGTTGAGTCCATGATAAAGGGAGACAAACAAAAGCATGAGTTGTTCGCAGAGGTTTTGAGAACAAGAATGATCTCGGGGACCCCGTACCTAATCTTTATTGACAATGCTAATAACCAGAACCCGGACTGCTACAAAGAAAGGGGACTGACTGTAAAGACCAGTAATTTGTGCTCGGAAATCTTCCTACACACTGACGAGAACCACTCATTCGTGTGCGTCCTCAGCAGCTTAAACCTGAGTCGCTACGACGAGTTTAAGGACTGGAAGTCCCCTGTCTCAGGCCGCACTGTTCCTCAAATTGGGATCCACTTCCTTGAGGCGGTCGTTAGTGAGTTTATACGCAAAGCCAAAGACAAGGTTGGCATGGGTAGATCCGTTCGTTTCGCAGAGAAAAGCCGTGCTCTTGGCTTGGGAGTCATGGGACTTCACTCCCTCTATCAACTGCATGGACTACCCGTGAAGTCACAAGGGGCGCGAGCGTTGAATGTTGAAACAACTCGGTGGATGAAGGAAGAAGCAGTCAAAGCGTCGAAGGAGTTGGCCGAGCGGTTTGGGGAACCAGAATGGTGCAAGGGCACCGGAATGCGTCACACGCACTTAATCGCGATCGCACCGACCAAAACAAATAGTGTGATTTGCGGGGCAGGCACCGAAGGCATAGAGCCACGAGACCGAAACTACTACGTCGCCAAACAAGCCAAGGGCACTTATGTTCGAAAGAACCAGTACCTTGAAAAAATCTTCTGCGATCGAGGAGTAGGTCCGGAAGTTTGGGATCAAATTCTAGTGGCCAAGGGGAGTGTTCAGGGTGTTGAATGCTTAACTGAGCACGAGAAAGAGGTGTTCAAGACTGCACGAGAGGTAGACCAGTTTGAGCTTATTAAGCAGGCGGCAGATCGGCAACCCTACGTGTGTCAGGGTCAATCGCTAAATCTGTTTCCCGACCCGAAGTCGGATGCATCGTATATTACTCGTCTGCACCTTGCTGCATGGAAAATGGGGCTGAAGTCGCTTTATTACCTGAAGTCAAGCAGCCTTCTTACGAATAAAGAAGTTGTCCCTGCTTTGATTGTGACCCGCGAGGGTTGTCCGTGGTGTGTGAAACTTAAGAACGAGCTATCTATGGAGGGAGTTCGGTACGAAGAAATTACTAAAGTGGAAGCGGAGGAGAAAGGCTTCTGGAACCCTGAGTGGACAACTGTACCCCAACTGTGGCTTTTCAAGAAACACATTGGAGGTTATACCGACTACATAGCATACAAACAATCGAATAACACCGAGACGGTCAGCGCCCATGACGATTCAGACGGCGCTTACAACGAATGCAAAAGCTGCGAGGCTTAATATGGCAAAAAGACGCTACAGGCGCTACCCTGAGCTCACAAAAGAGCAACAGTGTTTGGTAAGAGACCACAAATGGATCGCTGGACGACTCGCCTACGGTGCCAAGTGCTCGACAGGCGGATACACCGGATCTCTCACAAGAGAGGACCTTGAGTCGATAGCAAACTTTGCCTTGTGCGTAGCTGCAACTCGGTATGATCCTGATAAAAAGGTTCAGTTTAGTACCTTTGCTTGGAGAACCGCCAGAGGCTATATCCAGCACGCTTTGCGGGACTACTCCCGAATGGTGAAAACCCCGCGATGGGTTGCGACGTATAAGACCAAGGTAGACGAGCTACTGAAGCAAAAGAAGACTTACACCGAAATTGCGACAGAGTTGGGATTACCTGAATCGAAAGTAATTATGGTTGATATGACAACTCATAACTACCATGTTTCCTACGACTCTAACCCTGAAGATTGGACCACACGAGAGTTTATTTTTAACGACGACGATGTTAAGCCCTACGTGGCTTCTCCCGAACTTGTAAGGTCTATGAAAGAACTTTCAGAGTCCGAACTCAATACTGTTGTCAAGTATGCTGAGGAAAAAGACTTATCGCCTGAAGAGAGAGAGTGGGCCGCAGATAAATTTTACAAATTGCAGGCAATTGCACATGGATTCACCGAGGACATTTAGTGTAACACCGCTTCCCCTGGAGATTGAGTTCCGCGCCCAATCTGTGCGAAAGAGACTCAAGGAGTTGTCTCGTGACGAACTCGAAGAGTTCCTGGCGGACTCCATTTTGCTTCTTTCACGGTTGTCCCACCAGACACGGCAGCTACGAGACTTTCTGGAAGAGCTAGAGGTTGATATCGAAGGGTAAACTTGTATAGGTATAAGTTGCTGCACAGTGCAAGGTTCCTTCTCATCCGATGCCCTTCAGGCGTACAAAACACTGATTGCCGAACAGCACCCCTTGGACTTTTCTGAGGGGGAGACGTACGACTTTACACGTTGTGTTAGGAAGGACGGTACTGTGTATGGGACGGCGGGACAGTGTAGGAAGGGTACGGAGGAGGTTAAGGAAGACGCTCCAGGGAAAAGGGGGAAGAAGACAAAGACCGAAAGGACTAAGAAGGCGGTAAAGCCAACGCCACCAGGAAAACCCCTCCCTCCAGAGCTCCATTCGTCACTCACAAAACTCTCAGAGAAGCTATCGAGTAAGAAAGCGGTACTGGACACATCAAAGGGGGCCGTAACGCAGGGAAAAATGCGTTTGACCGCCAAAGTCAAGGCGCTACCCGCTGAAGAACGGAAGAAGGTTCTGAATGACCCGAGGCTGAACGACAAACAGAGAGCGCAGGTGAATATGCTGCTGGAAGAACGGAAACCTTCACCGGCCAGCGCCAAAAAAGTCCCGGCTGTGTCACAACAAAGAGCGTCAGGGGCAGGGGCAGGACCCAGTAAGGATGAAAGCGGCGGAGCAAAAGCGACGAAGAAGGAAATTCTGGCCGACATTAAGAGCATTCTTGAAGAGAATCGGGGTCCAAGAGAGTCATCCAAGAAAGTGAACTCAGCTGGTTTAACCTACGAAGAAGAAATAGCCGCGATCATGGACTCTAAGATCGAAAAGAGCAACCATGTCAGACAAGGAGACCCGAAGTACGACGGTTGGAGTCGCACCTTTGGTGAAAAGGCTAAGATGCTAGGGTCGGGTATGTACGGCACTGCGATTCTAAGTCCGGACGGCGAAGTTGTTAAACGAGGTGTAATTAGTCGCACAGAGGCGGCTATCGTCGACAAAATTGGTAGAGCGGACTTGGGGCCGAGGTTGATTGCTGCAGATATCGGTGGACCCGCTGGCCCTAAGGGAACAGGGGTAGAGCTAAGAAACGGTCGCATTGCTATGTCAAAAGTTCAAGGGACACCCCTCGGTACGATCCGTAGTAAAGAGTCTAGTAAGGGGGACACTGACGCCTATTGGAAAGCTCGTGCAGATCTGCACAGAATGGGCATTGCCCACAATGACATGCACGGGAACAATATTCTGATAGACAACAAAGGTAAGGGGCGATTTGTTGATATGGGGCTGGCGCAAGACAATCCGAAAGCTGCTCTCGTAGAGGCGCTGGGAGCTTTTCCGGGACCTAAAGGCAAAAGCGCAGACCTCACCTTTTCGAGTTGGGGTCCAGGTGGGAGCCTAATTGCAGATGTGGAAAGAAAGTATAACACTCCGAAACAAAAAGCAAACTACTTGGCATTTCTCGAAGAGGATGCCCCGCTAGCTTACAAAGCGTATACAAACAAAGAGAGAGCTATCGAGAAACTCCGAAGTTTTGGAATAGACGGTGAAGACATGACTAAAGTTCTTACCACTAAAACTAGCACTCGCGACGAGAAGTATAAGGTGGGGCCTTGGGCTAAGCTAAGCGACAAGCAAGCGATGGAAGTGATCAACACGCTCTACGAGGGTATCTAATGAAAAGGACTACAGGAAAAAACGACGCGCAGTATATCGCGCTCATGTCTCGTTACAAGGAAAGACGCGGCGAGCTAGGAGACGGCGCAAATCCGTACCTTGAAGCTGCAATGAAGCTGCGAGAGAAGGGGGACGTGAGTGAAGATGCGCTCTTGGGTGGGGCTTACCTCTAACCCCACGGGTGGGATCCCCCTCTGTTCATACGGGTAAGTCCTCCCATAACAAAGAGAGTAAGCAGGGTAAAATATCTGTAAGTCCGTTTCACGTAAATGCCGAAGCTTCCTGACGACCACTCGATGTCGGCCCACAAGGACGAAGTGGGGCAAGTGATGCACCGATGGAAGCATCACGACCCGAAACCACTTCACTCTGGCCGTGGAAAGAAAGGGAAAGAAGGTAAGGTTGTTAAGTCTCAAGACCAGGCTATTGCCATAGCACTTTCAATGGCAGGAAAGTCGAAGGATCATGCGGAGCGGCTAACGTCGATGGGTTATTCCGAGGAGGTTGCTCAGGAGGTTGCTTCTATGCTTGATGGTGCTTTGGACTTTGTAATTTGTGGACCTCCCGACGGTTCTTGCCAGGGGTAAGGTTGGACGGCTATTGGCCTTGTTGATAGGAAGTAGGGTAAAATAAGTTTAAAGCAGACCCCCCATGACAAACGGTTCCTTTTCCGGTGAAGCCCTCTCAGCTTACGAAGCACTTGTTTCTCAAAGATACCCCCAGAACTTCTCTGAGGGAGAATCGTACGACTACACTCGATGTGTAAAACCTGATGGTAGCGCATATGGGACGGCGGGACAATGCCGCAAGGGAATAGAGGAAGCCATAACAAAAAGCCGTGGGTTAGGCCCAATGACGCCGGAACAACTGGAGCTAGCGAGAGAGGACGCTAAACGAAATATAAGCTGGAATAGTGACGCGGACGAGACCTTTAACAAGATTTACGCAAAGGCAGAGTCAGTGAAGCACTTGGGGGCAATTCATAAGGCGGTGATTAAAGCCATAGACAACGATGAAACCGATGTGAAAGAGGGCCACGCCTTAGCCATAAAGAAGGCTATGGCAGAAAGGCTTAAACTTGAGGGTAGAAGCGAGGCTGGGACCAAGGAAGCGAAAGAGCGTGAGGCTATGACCCCGGAAGAGAGAAAGAGAGACTCTTTCCGTAAAAGAGTAGAGTCGGGTATTAAGGGTGGAGTAGTTAGTGGAAGAATGCGATGAGTAGAACTCACCGCAAGAGCGGGAGTACCTTGGAGCACGGAACGCTAACCTCCACTCAGATCCAATCGAAAAAGAACTAGTAAGAATGAACGTCCCCGGATTTACAACTGAATCTTTAACTGCTGTACAAGAAATGCTGTACGGTGAGTCTCCGTGGGAGCAGCAGTTTTTGACGGGCAAGACCACAGAGAAGCTTCCGAGAGAGAACAAAACTACACACGCCCAAAGTTTACAAGGCATGGACATTGACAACCGTCCGGGCAAACAAAAGGGGAGTGAGGGTAAGCAAAAGGAGCAAAGCTCAGAGTCAATCTTCCCTGTTTCCATTCCAAAAGGAAACCCTCAACAAGGACCAAGATCGCGTAGCGATCTTAAAGGACTCGCAATGTTTGATGAGTTGGGGCAAAAGGGAAAGGAACTTTCGGCAAGCTATGAGGAAAACTGCCGTCCGAGGCCCCAGCCTCGAAGCACAGAGCAGCGCCAGGCCACACAACAAGCGCAACAAGCGGCACAGCAGCAAGGTCAAACGTTCGACCAGCAGCCTCAGCAGCAAGTTCAAGAGATGGGGCGGCAAGGCGGCCAAGCTGAAAGGAAGCCAACATTGCCTACTTGCAACGAATGATCTCACCAGCTATAAGCATGACACACGGTTCTTTTTCTCTTGAAGCCCTCCAAGCGTACGAAGCTCTCGTCGCCGAGACACACCCTTTGAACTTCTCGCAAGGAGAAGTCTACGACTTCACTCGCTGTTTAAGGCCGGACGGTACTATCTACGGTAGCCGAGGAAAGTGTAAGCAGGGTACAGAAATTGGGGCGAAAGAGGAGAGTCAAGTAAAAGGCAAGCGTGGCCCTAAAGCAGGGGGAATGAGGCTTACCGAAAAAATAAAAGGGTTGGGAGCTGAAGACCTTAAGAAGGTTCTCCAGGACCCTCGCGTAACCCCAAAGCAAAGGGCAGTTATAGAAGGTTTGCTCAAGAGCAAAGGGGGAGTGAAAGATCCTGAAGGTCAGCTAGTGAAGCAGGGGACTAGGGAAGACAGGAAAACCAGCAGGGAAGAGCTGAGGAAAGCAGTCTCAGAAAACAACCCTAAGGTGCAGGATGAATACGATTGGGTTGGGTCAGGCCCCAAAGCAGTGGCGGAAATAAAAAGAAGTTACAGGATGATGCAAACCCTGGTCAAGTCGCCGGAGTTGGACACGGTTGCAAATAAGGCTCGATTGATTAATCTTCGACTGTTGATTTATCAGAAGGAAAGAGAGCTGAAGGAAAGGAAGAAGCCAGGCAGAGACCCGAAGACGTACGAAGCGGATCTAAAGAATTCCCCTAAGTATGACAAGACTCCGGGAAGTAGCTCCCCGATTCCTAAACGAGTCCCGAAAGATTCCGGTGAAACAGAATTACCGTGGTCGCCAAGTTTAAAGTCCCTTTACGAGAAGCAGGGATTCAACGCCAAGCCCGAACTTGTTGCAACGGTTGACGATTTACGAAAACGAAAGGACATTGTAACAAACTCGGACGGGTCACCTCTAATCTTCTATCGTGGTGTTGGGGACGAGAAATTCGCGGATCAATTTAAGGGGTTGGGGAGCGAGGGGGGTAGTCACTACCCTGGTAAAGGAATATTCGGCAATGGGTCCTACGCCGCAGCACCTTCCTACCACGACCCGAGCGAAGCGTCTACCCGTAAAGCCATTAAGACAGCAAAAGAGTATGCAGGGGATAGGAATAATCTTTCTTCAAAAGTTACGGCTTTTGCACTTAGAAAAGACGCAAATATAGTACAATTCAGTGGTAAAACAGCGCAAGAGGGAATGGAACAGCTCATGGGGTGGAGGGAAATAACCCTGAACGAAGCTCAGAATAAGACCGGGTACCGCTTCAAGGACTTGGGGGAAGCTGCAGCGGCAGTGGGAATCCACGCCTTCACTTTCCCCTCACTTGGGAAAGACTATTTGGTTCTCCTTAACCGTGGAGCAATCATTGCCGCCATGGACTCACAAATCCCCGACGAAAACGAATGAACATCAACGACCCCACAATCAGCCGCATTCTCGCTGTTCTTATTCAACCGGTCCTTTTCGAGGATAGGCGCAAGTTCATCGAAGATGCCGAGAAAGCAACCAACATGGACTCCTTCATCAGGGGCATTAACAGGTACAAGACGGATACTACTGAGACATAGGCCGGGGGAACCTTTCCTTGTGCTCTCAGGGACTCCTCTTACGGGGCCGAGGGTAAAACCGTATGCCCCTCAAAGGCTCAAAACGAATCACACATACTCAACTAAAGAATGACTCTCTTACTTGGCGACTGCCTTGACGTGCTGCGAACCATTCCCGATAGTAGTGTGGATTCAGTGGTGACTGATCCGCCCTACGGCCTAAAATTCATGGGAAAGAAATGGGACTATAACGTGCCCACGGTTGAGGTGTGGACCGAGTGCCTGCGGGTGCTGAAACCTGGCGGGCACATGCTGGCCTTTGCTGGCACACGCACGCAGCACCGAATGGCGGTTCGGATTGAGGACGCAGGCTTTGAGATCCGTGACATGATCGCATGGGTATATGGATCAGGTTTTCCGAAATCGCTGGACGTGAGCAAGGCGATAGATAAGGCGACGGGGGCTGAGCGGGAGGTGGTGGGGCAACGCAGAGGGGCGGTAAATCCTAAGGGGTACAAAACCGATGGGAACTCGCAAAGCGGTGGGGCGTTTGCCGATGGGGAGTTCGACATCACCGCCCCCGCCACCCCCGAAGCCCAGCAGTGGGCCGGCTGGGGCACCGCTCTGAAGCCCGCCCTGGAGCCGATCACCATGGCCCGCAAGCCGCTGGCCGGCACCGTGGCCGCAAACGTGCTGGAGCACGGCACCGGGGCGCTGAATGTGGATGGGTGCAGGGTGGGCGAGGACACAATCAAAACATACGGAGTCCGAAAAGGCACTGGAAACGCGCTTGGATGGTCAAAATACATTTCCCCTGAAGACTATGTGGGTGTCGCACACAATGGTCGCTGGCCCGCGAACCTGATCCACGACGGCACCGACGAGGTGGTGGGGTTGTTCCCGTCAGGCAGTACCGGCAGCGCCGCTCGATTCTTTTACTGTCCCAAAGCGAGTAAACGCGAAAGGGGAGAGGGTAACATCCACCCCACAGTGAAACCGGTAGAACTGATGCGCTACCTGTGCCGCCTTGTCACCCCACCCGGCGGCGTGGTGCTTGATCCATTCATGGGGTCAGGCTCTACGGGTATGGCGTGTGAACTAGAGGGTTTTGACTTCATTGGTATTGAACGTGAGTCCGAGTACCTAGAAATTGCAACACAACGGATCCGTAGAGCACAGTCCCAGTGAAACAGCTATTTGGGGCCTGGGGTAAAACCTTAGTAGCCAAGTAGCCAAAGAACGATGCCACAATTCACACCGGAAAAGTTTCTCGATTTCGTTAGCAACCGCAGAAGCGACAACCCTAACCAAGAAGCTGCTTTCCTTGACTTTGCTAAGCAAGTTTTTGCAAAGCAACCCGAGCTACTCACTGACGAAGCAACGTGGGTGCGAAAATACCGCACTCCCTACACTCCGCCAACTCAACCTGTGGCCCCCTCACCGAAGCAGTATGTTTCCAAGGAAACCCTAGCCTACGTGTGGCAATGCTCCCCTACCCTAATTACTGACTCCGAAGTTTCCGAGCTGAACAAGTGCCTCGGGGACTTCGGTATAACAACACCGTCCCGAATCCGCCATTTTCTCAGTCAGACTGCGCATGAGTCCGGCGGTGGCCGCTGGAAGAAAGAACTTGCTTCGGGGTGGGACTATGAAGGTAGGAGAGACCTGGGAAATACGCAACCGGGCGATGGCCCCCGTTTCAAGGGTGCGGGCTACATACAATTGACAGGGCGAGCGAATTACCAAGACTTTGCCAACTTTATTAAAGACCCTCAAGTAATTCAAGGTGTGTACTACGTTGCGGACAATTACCCGTTCTCCTCAGCGGGATTCTGGTGGTTTAACAACGGAATGAATGCCCTTTGTGATAAGAACCCCTCTGTGGAGCAGGTTACAAGGAGAGTTAACGGCGGTTACAATGGACTAGAGGACCGCAAAATGTACTACAATCGCACACTCCAGGTTGTTTGATGGTGCGTTGCAGTGAAATAACCAGGCTCTTTGCGCTCCCATTCCTTATTTGTGTACGAATTCTGGCAAATGACGGACTATTTGTGACTGTTCGGAGCCCGAAACCAAAGGTCGCACCCTTGGAAATTTTCTGCTTCACAAAGCGGATTCCCACCCTGAGCACGTAGCTCCCGAGACAATGGAAAACTTTGACGAGACGAAAAGAACATACAACACGAAAGTCAGGGAACCGTGGAACCCTGTTATCAAAACATGCCTAGATGCAATAGACCGACACATGTCCTTGTACCTTGACTCAGGATGTATTCGGCACTTGCAACAAGCCGAGCTGCTAAGGGAGTACGTTGCGGGGTTGAAGGAGTGGGTGCGGTCCGAGGAAATTAAGGGTGGTTGCGGAGGGGGGAATCAAGGTGAGGGGTAAACCGCCCCTTTACGCCTGCGAAGCAAACAGGGTAAAATAAGGCATACACGGTAAATCGTATGCAAGGATCCTTCACCCCTGACTCCGCCGAAAAGTTTCTCGCGCTGATGCGTGAGGCAGGTTACGAAGCGTCCGCCATCTCAAGTGTAGGGGGACTTCAAGATTTCTCTGAAGGGGCTAGGAGTCGCGGAGAGCAGCAATTTGTTGCAAAATCCGGTGAGGCTCGCGGAGAATACATAGAGAACTACGACTACACTCGCTGCGTAAAACCGGACGGGGGAGTGTATGGGACGGCGGGGCAATGCCGCAAGGGGGTTCAGGAAGACAAGGAAGAAAACGACGCAATGGGCCAACTTGCAAGGATGCTCCCGAAAGGGTCGAAGATTGTAGGGAGTTCTGGACGGACTCAAACGGTGGGTGCAAAAGGCAAAGTCAAAGCGGGGTTAACCGACGAGCACTGGGTTGTAATTAACGAGAAATGGAAAGAAGTGGGAGAGAAACTAAGTCGCCAGAAGGGGTTGCTGAAGCGCATGTCAGACTCACCGAAGTTTGATGACTTAAGGAAAACCACACAGGATAAGATTGAGAAACTAAACAGAGCTTTTACAAAGCTGAACGACACGAAGGCAAAGATTCGGGACTCTCTTGAAAGGGGGAGGACTGAAACAGGAAGGATGAGACCACTTGTAGCCTCAAATCTGACTCCGAAGGGTGTTGAGAAATTACCCCCTAAGGCCCGAATTTCTCAGCCTACGGACCCCACTCCAAGCAAGGAGATGGTGTCGGACAAGAAGAAGAGGGGGGCGAAGCCGGGTGGAATGCGGGTTACTGAGAAGATTAAGGCTCTGGGTGCTGAGGACCTTAGGAAGGTTCTGAATGACCCGAGGTTGAACGACAGGCAAAGGGGGCAGCTGAATAAGTTGTTGAAGGAGAAGCAGGGTGAGGGGTTAAAGGGACCTCAAGCGGCAACTTCCAAGGGGGGTACATTACCACACTCAGTTGCAATGGCAAGAAGAACTGAAGCTATGTTCAAAAGGGGCGAACAGATAGGCGCTAAAGCACAAGACTACCTTAGAGACCGTGGTGCGCTTCAGGCACCTTTGGGGAGCAGGTTATCCAACGCAGAAGGGCGAGCAGGGCGAGTTGTGTACGCTAACAGAAATCGACTGGCCCAAATACGGATGCGACGTGTTAACGATGCAATGGACGATCGGAACCCTGGAGGGGCGAAGAAAGACACGATGGTCGGGGACCTTTCTCCCGCCAAGATAGCGGCGATGGAAAACAAAGCTAAACGAATGGCTAGAAAAAACCGTCAAGCAGATCGAGCAGCACTAGCTAGAAAATTAGCGAAAGAAATGGGCGGGGATGATAGAGACCCTTCCAAGAACAAAACAGCTTTAAGGTTGGTTCAAGAGAAAGTCGCGAAAGAAGGTCAAAGGCGCCAGGAACCCGCACCGAAGAGGGAGTTAAGGGGGCAGGAGCTTGGAAACGCAATGGTGCTCCATGCTAACATTGCCGAGCGTGTACGGGCAAATTACGGGGGCAGTCTGGCGACGAAAAAAGCCAGAGCTGAGCTGCAAGCGGCACTCGACAAAGAGGGTGCGCTCAACCGCGAGGAAATTACAAGGATGCTTAAGGCAGATAGGGCGGAGAGACGCTGAGTAGTACCACCCCAAAAGGGAAAGGGCGGTAAACCGCCTTTCCTTGGCCGGTTCTCCGGCCTGTTTCTGCGGGGTAGAAACGGTATAATTAATTCATTGAAGCCCATTCATGAAAACCACCCTTTCCCTGTCTCCCCAACAGCAAGCCGCCAAAGGGTGGGTCCGAACCGGGTCTGGTAACCTCCTCGTAAAGTCCGTGGCAGGGTCTGGAAAGACCACTTTGCTGGTGGTAATGCTTCCCGAGACGGAAGGAGAAGTGGCATTCTGCGCATACAACAAGGCAATTTCCGTGGAGATCGCTCATCGAGTTGAACCCCTCGGACTGCAGAGCCGAGTGCGAACCGGGACGTGCCACTCGTTCGGCTTCGCTGCGCTGCGAGCTGCATACAAAAACATTAAGGTTGACGGGAAGAAACTGGGGAACATTGCGGAGGATACGATAGAAAACTGGGGAATTCGCCGGTTTTGTGTCGCCACAGCGGCAATGGCAAAGCAACTCGGCTACCTAGTTGATCCGAACTTCAGCTGGGATGCGATGGTTAGCCACTTTTCTCTCGGAGATTTGCTCCCTGAAGACGCCTCTTACGACGATGCCATTCGTGAAACGGCTAAATTAGTGCGCAAAAGCAACTCCATGCTGAGCAAAGTCGTGGACTTTGACGACATGATTTATGGACCGCTGGTGAAGAACCTTCCATTTCGTCAGTACGACTGGTGCTTTCTAGACGAGGCGCAAGACGCGAACTTCGTCCGTCGAGCAATGATGAAGAAAATGCTGAAGCCGACTGGGCGTTTTGTCGCCGTGGGTGACGAGCACCAGGCGATCTACGGATTCACCGGTGCGGATCACGCCTCCTTAGAAAATATTGCCACAGAGTTTCAAACCACGGAGCTTCCTCTCACGGTAACCTACCGCTGCCCCAAGAAGATTGTTGCAAAGGCCCAGGAGTGGGTCGGCCACATTGAAGCACACGAAAGTGCTCCAGAGGGAATTGTGGATAGCGCCACGGTTAAGAAAGCCATAGGCAAAGGGGAATTTGGTGCGTCGGACGCCATCCTGTGCCGGACCACAAAGCCCCTTATCGAACTCGCCTACAAACTGCTGCGTGAGGGCACAGCTTGCAGAGTCGAAGGGCGGGCCATCGGGGAGGGCCTAATCAAGCTGGCAAAGCGATGGAAAAAAGTTACCACGGTTGCTCAGCTTGAAGAGAGGCTGGAGCAGTGGGAAGGTGCCGAAATGACCAAAGCCCAGGCGAAGGGCAACAACGACCGGTGCTCCACGGTAGAAGACCAGGTGGGGACGCTTCGTGTTCTGATTGAAAACTGCGATCCTGGCGACTCGATTGAGGTTCTTGTGAACAACATTCGAGAGCTTTTCTCGGACAGCGAAGGAAACCAGAGAAAGGTCCTCACACTGTCTACCATTCACCGGGCCAAGGGGCGAGAGTGGGACCGCGTGTTTGCACTGGATATGGACCGCCTGAGCCCGAGCCGCTGGGCGAAGAAGCCGTGGGAGCTTGCTCAGGAAAGCAATCTGTGCTATGTACAGGTTACTCGGGCGAAGAAACACCTTACACTGCTTTCATCCGTCTGAGGTCGTAGGGTAAAAGTTGGTACTTGACTCTGTATAGATGGGCGGTTACTTCTCAGACATGGCACTGGATTCGTACCGGAGTCTTGTGATTGAACTGCAAGGTGCGGATTTCGCTGAGGGTGCCTATGACTTTACACGCTGTGTGAAACCGGACGGTACTGTGTATGGGACGGCGGGGCAGTGTAGGAAGGGTACGGAAGAGGCCAAGGTTGAAGCCCCCCCGAAGGTTCGAGGAATGCGCGCAGGAAAGACGGTTAAGAGCCTTTCCGTCGGGGACCTGGAAAAGCTTCTAATGGGCCCTAGGGTAAAGCCTCACCAGGCCGCCAAGATTCAGAAGCCAATTGACGAGAAGAAAGGTTCAGAGATACCTCCCAAGCCAAAGGAACCAACTAAGCCCAAAATCGGAGGTGAGTTGGTAGGTGATACCACTAAGCTAACAGGGGGTTTGCCCAGGAAGAGTATAGAGGAGAAGATAAAAGAACTAAATGAGTATAAGAAGAAGCACCCCAAACCTGACGAATACCTAGACTTTGAGCTGGAAAGGCTCAACAAGGAACTAAACAAATTTAAGACTAACGAAAAAATCCTAAGCGGTATGGTGGACAACGTTCCGGCGGGAACCAAAGTCTTCGTTTCGTCCCCCTTTGCGAGCATCGTCACTGAAGTCACAACAAAGTCAGGACATCGTGTGAAGACGGAGTTTGGGCGAAAACACTTCGACTTTAAGGTTAACGGAAAGTATGACGCGGGTACAGTAACGCAGAGAGGGGAGCAAATTGAAGTGGCAAACACCGTCCGTCGTACGTACGAAGCTCTTGTTAAGTCTCTTCCAGAGGGCGCCGTAGTGACGACGAAAGCTTGGACGGAAGACGGTAGGGGTCAGAGTAGAATGGACGCTTATGTTAAGATGGGATTTTCCAGACCAAAAACGACGAAGGACGGGGAAGAAATTGATGGACCGCCAGGGATGAACCAGTATGCCAAGAAAAGTAACGGGAAAATGGTCCCCTCCACCTCTTCCGAGGCGAGTCTGGATCAAACTTACATGTTTAAAGAAAGCTATAGAGAGATATCCCTTTGGCATACGGTTATTTTTGGGGCAGGGCTTAAGACAAACAAACCCGGATTCTTCGAAGAGTCTCTGAAAGCTACCCCTTATACGACTCATAGGACCTTTAACTCCACTACCTGAATGAGCCTTGGCACTTAACCTGGGAGGAGATTCTGAGGGGTGCGTACCAGACTTAGAGAAGGTGGTATAAGCGGGTATAGAAACAAATTACCCCTGCAAGGGTCTTTTTCCGAAACCGTACTTGAGCAGTTTGCTCAGCTTGCAACTCATACTTAGTCTGTAAACTTTACTGAAGGTGGTGAGTATGTCTTTACACGGCGTGTGAGACCGGACGGTACAGCAGTAAAGTTTTCCTCCAGCAAAGTTTTGGAACCAACGTTTACCGATCGCTAAGCACCCTATACTACCTGTGTCGCGGTTGATTCTTTCAACCGCCTTGCCGCTACCGGGACTAGGCAAGTCAATCCGTCTCTCATCCTGCCTCACCTTAGGGTAGTGAGGGTTTTGTAACAGATCTTTCCCTAAGATCACTTACTTAATCATGCTAAATGGCTAGTTCAGTTTTACAACGTCCTCAGAGTAATCTTTGGGAGCGTTTCAATGGTTGGGTCACATCGACTAACAACCGTATTTTCATCGGCAACTTTGGAGTCTTAATGATTCCGTGTCTCTCTGTCGCTGCAATCGTTTTTGTTCTTGCCATCATCGCGGCCCCGCCAGTCGATCTGGATGGTATTAGGGAGCCCCTCTCAGGGTCGCTAATGTACGGGAATAATATAATTTCCGCTGCAGTGGTTCCAAGTTCTAATGCGATTGGATTGCACTTTTACCCGCTATATGAAGCCCAGTCTCTTGAAGAATGGTTATACAATGGGGGCGAATACCAGATGATTGTGTTTCACTTTCTGATCGGTATAGCTTGCTATGCTGGCCGTCAGTGGGAACTTTCATACTACCTGGGTATGCGCCCCTGGATTTTTGTGGCTTACCTGGCCCCTGTGTCAGCCGCTTTCGCAGTGTTTCTGATCTACCCCGTGGGACAGGGTAGTTTCTCTGATGCAATGCCTTTGGGCATAAGTGGAACTTTTAACTACCAAATTGTGTTCCAAGCGGAACATAATATACTAATGAACCCCCTGCATATGCTAGGAGTCGCTGGCGTGTTTGGTGGTGCTTTGTTTAGCGCAATGCATGGGAGTTTAGTAACCAGCTCTCTCGTTCGGGAGACCACTGAAAACGAGTCCCATAACAATGGGTACAAGTTTGGTCAAGACCAGGAGACGTACAATATTGTTGCAGCTCACTCCTACTTCGGACGACTCATCTTCCAGTACGCATCCTTCAACAACAGCCGCAGCCTGCACTTTCTTCTGGCGGCGTTCCCTGTGGTTGGAATTTGGTGTGCCTCGATGGGTATTGCGATCTCCGCAACCAACTTAAACGGCCTGAACTTTAACCAATCTGTCCTCGATCAAACAGGAAAAGTTATTCCCACTTGGGCAGACATCCTCAATCGGGCTGACCTTGGGATCGAAACAATTCACGAAAAAAATAGCCATCAATTTCCCCTGGATTTGGCCTCGGCTAGCACAACTCCTGTTGCCTTGATTGCTCCGGCAATCGGCTGAGTTTACTTTTTGGCTTCTGCGGTATAACAACCGTGGGGGTCTTTTTGTATGTCATTTCAAACTGGGGATAATAATTACAGCCGGACAAATGGACCCTGGAATAGAGGTGCCAGAGACTGGAAGAAAGAGATATGCGAGGTTGCCGCACAACTCGAAATGTGTGTTGTGCTGCCTGAGAAGCTGACCGCCCATGCGCCCCTTCGCTGTTCGTGTCCCCACGGCAATGTATTCAACTCCAGAGTTCACTTATTCGTACAAAGGACCTATTGCTGTCGATCCTCGGCGTCTAAAGCACACGACCCTGAGCAAAAACGGAAAGCTGCAAACGCAAGGTGGATTAGTCCACTTGCTGGAAACCCCCCTCAAACGGTCGAGTCAAACTTAAGAAGAAGTGCGACCATAACTCAAACAATCAAAGAAAAGAAAGAGCAGGGATGGATGAATCCTGGGTGGGGTCGAAAACCTTCTAATGCCGAATGTCTTCTTCCCGGCACCCTGTACCTAGTCCGCTACCTTGACGAGTCCGGCACTCACTTCAAAATCGGCATTACTAAGCGCACGCTAAAAGAACGGCTAGGCGACAGCCTAGTATCCATAATCCACATCCACCACGCCACCCTCGGAGAATGCTTCGACCTTGAACAGTCCCTGCTCAACTGGGCTCGCTCCCATGGCTATCGCTATTCCTCGCCCACCACAACCGAGCTACTCCACCCTGCTAGCATAGACCACATTCTCAGCAAATTGCGAAGCAATTTCGGGTAAGTTACTTAGAGGACGGTATGTACATGCAAGGCAACTTCTCAAACACGGCTCTTGAACACTACCAAGAAGTGGCGAAAGAAAAACTTGTAGATTCCCTTTACGGGTCAAGCTATGATTTCACTCGCTGTGTTCGCCCCAACGGTACGGCCTACGGAACAGCGGGAACTTGCCGCTCGGGTATAGAAGCCGCTCTCGAAGTCGAGCCCGCACCCGAAATTACCAAGAAGCCGAGATCCAAGCCATCAAGTAAAGCACTCTTGAAGAGTTTGCCTGCGGAGCTAAGGACCAGAGCCGAGAAGTTGGTTGCTGCGTACGAAGAACTAGCTGAGTTAAAGGGACAGAATTTGCCTTGGGCTGAAAACTGGCGTATAGACGAAGCGAATAAGAAAGTTGGAAACGAACTCAAGGGTGCCTTTGAGATGGCTGACACCATGAGACTAAGGCCCAAAATGGAGGCCATCGAGTGGTTGGGATTTGCCAGCTCACGCTCACAAACTGAGCTGAGGGAGACAATCAATAGGAATTCTTACGACATGAGGACACTCAGGGAGTATAGCCCTGAGAAAAAAGACGAGCTGAAGGAGCTCGAACGGAAAACACTTACACTTATTGATAACGTAAAAGATCCGGCGGCCAAAGCCCAGCTTCTCTACGAAACGAGTAAAGCCTCCGGAAAGCTAAGGGTGAGCAAAGCAGGGAGCCTAACGGACACACTCAGGAAAGGAAATGTCTTTCTTCGGGAGTACGACGAAGGGTTACGCTCGACTGTAAGTATCCTTCGCAAAGCCAACGCTCTTGAGGAGCAACTACGTGTGCTGAGTAAGAAACTTGAGGCCGACCGAGAGCCAGGGTGGATAAAGAAAAAGCTGAGGGTGTCCGGAGCCATCATGAAGGTCGCACGACACAGGGGAAACGCAGAAGCACGTTTACAGGCCAAAATGCAGGGTATCCGTGAACAGTTGCTGAAGACTTCCTTGTCTGAGGAGAAGGTTCAACTGCTTGTCAGCAGAGTGGCCTTAATGCCTCCTAAAGGATCGATCACGCTCGACCAGGAAACTGTGGCGCAAACACGTAAGCACCTTGAGGAATTTACGCGTATGTTCAACGGTAGGGGAATGCTGGAGGTTCTCGAAAAGAAAGAGGATAGAAAGCAGCTTTCACAACTTGTGATAGACCCTGCTCAGCGTGCTTTTGCCATGGTTAATACCGGCTTCGTAACATCGAACGGTGGAAAACAAACTCTGTTTCACGAAATTGGCCACATTGTAGAGGGACAAAGAGACTGGCTCCTTAACTACTCTAATCGGTGGAGAGACTCTCGGGCCTTCTCCGTACAAAAAGCGTACGACCACCCAGAGACTCAAAAGCTGGTCGGTGACGGAAAGACTACGAAAGTTCCCTACACTCTAGAGACGCTAAGTACCACAAGGAAGACAGTGCCCGTTGTAAAACTCAACGAGATGCTTCCACTGAAGGGTATGGACTACAAACCAGAGGAAATCGCTGTTTTAGACACTTTCCTCTCCCCCTACTTAGGAAAGCGATACAAGGACAATTTTACGGAAATTGTGTCCTCCACGCTAGAGCACTTTGCCGAGCCCCATTTAATGGCTCACTTATACAAGAAGCACCCTGACCTGTTCACCCTGGGAGTTGGTCTCGCTACAGACTAAGATGCTGCTCCGTCGGGGATTGGGTTCATGCCTTCGTGAAACTTTTCTCTTTCCCATTGTTGCCACCCATCTGAGTCTATAGTCAGGTTATCCCTGCCAACTAGCACTGATAGCGCAATTACTAAGTCCGTAAACAAGCAGTCTTTCAGGTCAAGGGTGTGACCGTATTTGCCGTAGAGACCCCTGGAAACTAGGTAGCTCCACTCCACTTTTTCTTCCGGAGTTGTCAACGAGGGTGCTACAACCCCTTTGTTCCAATTTACGGTTACACCCTCGTTGACGATTTGGCTAGGAACGGTAATTGTTGCCACGCGGAACTCTTTTAGTATTTCCTTAGTAAAATAGCTGCCCGAACGGGCCGTAAACTCTGAAAAATAAGGGTAAAAGTAGGCAGCGCCCAAGTCAGAGTAAATGTCGCAGGTTAAAGTCGTTGCCGAAAACGTCGAGCTCTCAGAGATCGACCCGAGACGACTCACCTCGGATTGCCACACTGTTACACGAGAAGACGGTGTTGTAGACGTAGTTAAGTCCACGAAAAGGGTAAGTATATTTGACATTTACCACGACCTTGGAATTCGCATTCAAAAGATTGAGTTGAGTGGCGGAGTCTTAAACCCTAAGTACCACAAGTTGGGTGAGAACTTGTAAGCGAGATGATAGAGAATTTCCCCTTAAATCCAACGCCGGGTCAGATTTTCCTTTGGCAAGGCAATAGTTATCGCTGGACGGGTAGGCAGTGGATTACTCTGAGCGATTCGTGTACGCAAATTACCTACGCTAATGCGTTCGTATCCTCTTCTCCACCACCGAGTCCGGTAAGTGGTGCTCTCTGGTACAACCCTACGGATTTCACATTGAAGATATGGGTGGTTACCCTTGAGGGGGGTCGATGGGATGAAGTGGCGGGTGAGCCACCCTGCTCTTCGAATAGCTCTCCCGTAACAGTATCCGCTTCACCTCCTCCAGACCCGACTGAGGGTGATTTGTGGTTTGATACCCTGTCGTCTTACTTGTCGATATGGTACGTTGACTTAGACGGTGGGCAGTGGATATCGAGTTTCAGGGGGGACGCAGGTCCTGCAGGGGCGTCTGGGCCAATCGGTGCCACGGGTCCAAGTGGTCCTGCAGGTTCTCCGGGTGGTGCCACTGGGGCAACAGGGGCTGGAGTAGCAGGGGCCACTGGGGCAACAGGGGCTGTTGGTGCAACAGGGGCGGGAACAACAGGAGCGACTGGAGCAACAGGCGTTGGAGTAGCCGGGGCCACTGGGGCAACAGGGGCTGTTGGTGCAACAGGGGCGGGAACAACAGGAGCGACGGGAGTAGCAGGGGCTGTTGGTGCAACAGGGGCTGTTGGTGCTACGGGCGCTGGAATAATAGGGGCGACGGGAGTAGCAGGAACGGTTGGAGCAACAGGGGCTGTTGGTGCAACAGGGGCGGGAACAACTGGGGCGACTGGAGTAGCAGGGGCTGTTGGTGCAACAGGGGCTGTTGGTGCAACAGGGGCGGGAACAACTGGGGCCACTGGAGCAACAGGCGTCGGAGTAGCTGGAGCGACTGGGGCAACCGGGGCTGTTGGTGCAACAGGGGCGGGAACAACTGGGGCCACTGGAGCAACAGGCGTCGGAGTAGCTGGAGCGACTGGGGCAACCGGGGCTGTTGGTGCAACAGGGGCTGGAACAACTGGAGCGATTGGGGCAACAGGCGTTGGAGTAAATGGAGCAACAGGGGCAACAGGGGCTGTTGGTGCAACAGGGGCTGGAACAACAGGGGCGACTGGAGTAGCAGGGGCTGTTGGTGCAACAGGGGCTGTTGGTGCAACAGGGGCTGTTGGTGCTACGGGCGCTGGAATAATAGGGGCGACGGGAGTAGCAGGAACGGTTGGAGCAACAGGGGCTGTTGGTGCAACAGGGGCTGGAACAACAGGGGCGACTGGAGTAGAAGGGGCTGTTGGTGCAACAGGGGCTGTTGGTGCAACAGGGGCGGGAACAACTGGGGCCACTGGAGCAACAGGCGTCGGAGTAGCTGGAGCGACTGGGGCAACCGGGGCTGTTGGTGCAACAGGGGCTGGAACAACTGGAGCGATTGGGGCAACAGGCGTTGGAGTAACTGGAGCAACAGGGGCAACAGGGGCTGTTGGTGCAACAGGGGCTGGAACAACAGGGGCGACTGGAGTAGAAGGGGCTGTTGGTGCAACAGGGGCTGTTGGTGCAACAGGGGCGGGAACAACTGGGGCCACTGGAGCAACAGGCGTCGGAGTAGCTGGAGCGACTGGGGCAACCGGGGCTGTTGGTGCTACGGGGGCTGTTGGTGCTACGGGCGCTGGAATAATAGGGGCGACGGGAGTAGCAGGAACGATTGGAGCAACTGGGGCGACTGGGGCAACAGGCGTTGGAGTAACTGGAGCGACTGGGGCAACCGGGGCTGTTGGTGCAACAGGAGCGGGAACAACAGGGGCAACAGGAGTAGCAGGAACGGACGGAGCAACAGGGGCTGTTGGTGCAACAGGAGCGGGAACAACAGGGGCAACAGGCGTTGGAGTAGCTGGAGCGACTGGGGCAACAGGAGTGACAGGATCAACCGGTAGCACAGGTCCCACTGGCCCCCAAGGACTTTCTTCTAATTTATTCCTCTATAGAGCAAAAACTACGGCCACCATGGGAAACCCTGACTCAGGGTACCTAATCTGGAACAATCTAGCTCAAATCACCTCTACGACACTAAGCATTAGTCATTTAACGGGTGACAACATAGACATTGATATATTCTTATCTCAGATAGCCCCAGCCGAAAAAATTGTCGTACAAGACAAGAACGATAGCTTAAACTATCAAACTTGGGTGGTTGACGGCGCACCCACGAATATAAACCCTGGTTCATCAAACAGCTACTGGCAGTATCCTGTAACCCTGCTGAACTCGTCCGGGTTAGGAACATCAAACTTCAGTAACAACCACTCATTGTTCCTTGCCTTGGTGAGCGGTGCTCAGGGATCTACGGGAGCCACGGGTGCCACGGGTATGGCCGGAGCCACGGGTGCTGTTGGAGTGTCCGGCATAACCGGTCCTACGGGGGCGTCGGGGGCCACGGGCCTCACAGGCGTATCGGGGGCCACAGGTGCCGCTGGGGCTACTGGGGCAACAGGCCCCATCGCGGGTTCCACAGGTCAAGTAATTTACAACAACTCTGGTTCACCTGCTGGAGCCGCGTTGGGCGGCAGCCTCTCAATCAACGCTGGTTCCCTGCAGTTCACCGACACCCTTAAGTTTGTTGTCAGCAACAAAGGCGAAACCACCACACCAGCTACCAACTACGTTGAGACGACAGTTCAACGTTCTTGCACTGTGACGGGTGCTTTTTGGGAGCTTAACCCCACCGCACCATCAACCAGTGGAAGCAGTCAGGCAATGTTTTATGCGCGTCGCAGTGGTACTCGAACCAACCTACTCACTGCTAACGCATCTCTGCCCGCAACCACGGGAATCTATGTGGACGTTAGCGGCACCCTTACGGGCACCCTAACCCTCATTGCCGGGGACACTTTAGGCGTCGACCTAGTTCAGATTGGCACCGGGTCGTCCGGTCACATTTTCACCGCAACCATTCGTTACAACTGATCCCATGAACACTACTATCAATCCTACGACTGGCGTCGAGTACTTCTCCGACGGTCCAAATGAAGGCCAGAGCGTTGCTTTATTTGTGAACGTTAGCAATGGGCAAATTAACAACCCTAGCGGGAATCGTTGGCCCACCCTTAGGGGCGAAGTTCATGACTTTAATGAGGAGTTTTTTAGGGTAGTTCCATTTTTTGCAGCGCCATTTGACACTGAGTTGCGTTTTGTTGACAGTGAAAATAGCGGTCGAGCTTTAAAGCCTATTTCCCCGAAACCGCCAGTCGGCCACCCTCAAGGAACGTACGAAGAGACCCGAACGCTTAAGCGACGCAGCAAAGCTGAGCTGAGGGCACTGGCCAAAGGGTACGCTGATCAAAACAACGCTCAATTGTGGCCTCAGGAGAACGGTTACACCGAAAAGCTAAACTACGCAAAAGAGCAGGTGGCCGCCAATAATCTTTTGGATCAGTACGTAACCTTAATTGAGCGTCATGAAAGGTTGCTTCAAGCGTCTTTTCACAACGACGCACGTCTTGCTCAGATATACGCTGCAATTGAAGAAGCAGGAGAGTCCGGTAACATAGATGACTGGCCTTTCAGTAAAATGGCCGGAGTTAACCCTGAAACAGGGGAGACCATTTCGGGATGGGTTAATGCAGTCGAGCAGTAATGGAGTACGTCTTCCACCCCCTTGGATCACTCCTGCTGCCGGAAAGGTGGATCGGGAGGTGCGGCCAGTGATTACCGTGAGCCGGCGCAGGCCCCCCAGCGGCGGCATTATTGCCACTGGTGGTGTAGAGTCCGTAATTAATGTAGGCGGAATAAATTATAAAGTTCATCTTTTTAGCGTACCCGGTACATACACATTTGACGTAACAAATGGAGGACCCAATCTAGAGTATTTGATTGCGGGCGCGGCGGGTGGCGCCAGTCGGTCGCAGTGGGGGGGCGGTGGCGCTGGGGCTGGCGGCTATCGCTGTTCGGTGCCGGGTGAGCAAACTGGCGGGGGGCTACCAGCCGAACCGCGCCTAATCGTTACGCCGCAGCAATACATAGTCGTAATAGGCCTAGCCGGTCTTTCGGCTACATCATCGAACTTTTTCGGCACTCGTGGAGGGGATAGCTCATTCGCCGGAATCACCGGGCTAGGCGGCGGCCCCGGCGGCGTTGCGGGCGGCAGCTATGGCTCTGGAGGTGGCGCCAGTTACGCGCAATTCTCGGGGCAGGGCGCCGGGCCAGCGGGCGCAGGCACCACGGGGCAGGGCTGCAACGGTGGCGGAACTTTCGACCGGGGTGCCAGCTATGGCGGCGGCGGCGGCGGGGGGGCTGCGCAGCCAGGGAACGGCCAGGTGACTAACGCTGATGGCCGGGGCGGCGACGGCATCACGTCTGCGATCACTGGCACGCCACGGGCCCGCTGCGGCGGCGGGTCAGGTGGCCTCACTTTGCCGCCTAATGCACTGGGCGCAGACGGACCCGGCGGCGGCGGGCGAGGCTCGATCGGCTCCAGCCCGGCGTCTGTTAGCCGCAATGGAGAGGTCATCATCCGGTACCCGATTTAACTCATGAGCCAGGCCAGCAAGCCTATAATAAAGCCACAGCAACAGCCATGGCTTACAGTTTCTAAGTTAATTGTTTTGGCTAGATTGAAACAACAACCGCAACCCAAGGCAATCACAGTTAGATTGATTGGATCAATTGGCGCTACAAAAGTTTGCGTTTTGCCTTTGACGCTCCACTCGTCCGTAAAATTCTTTACGTCCACAGGCTCAAGCTAAAATAGCTTTGTTCAGGCAACTTCATAAGCAAAATGAAACCAACACTCCATCTCATCGGAATTTTTCACACCCTGCCCACCCAACAATATAGCCACTGCGCGTTTACCGGAAAGGCTATGCGCTTTCCGAAGATGATGAAGGCGCAAGGGTACAACGTAATTGAGTACGCCAACGAAGGTTCTGTTGCAAACGCCTCTGAGCATGTCACAATGCTAACGGCAGAAGAATTTGACAGACTATACGGCAACCGCGACGATCGGGAATTCCATGGAGACGACGCCACAATTGGAACAGAGGGTCACCAACTCTTTGAGTCTCGTCTAATTCCTGCGCTTCACGACCGTGTAAAACCTCGCGACATTATCTGCCACCCCTTTGGCCACGCCCATTCGACCCTACTGAGTAAGTTCCCGTCCAACACACACGTTGAAACCGGTATTGGCTACCCTACAACCATGGTTGGAACGAAAAAAATCTTTGAATCATACGCCTGGATGCACTATCACCAAGGCAAAGAGGGACGAAACGGGGAGAACTACGAGTGGGTTATTCCCAATTATTTTGACACAAGCGAGTGGGAGCCCTCCTTCGAAAGCGGTGACTATCTCGCGTTCCTGGGAAGAATAACCCCACTGAAAGGTCTTGACACAATCAAGGCACTCGCAGACTACAGCCCGTGGAAAATCCGCCTGGCCGGACAAGGAGATCCAACACCCTGGGAACATCCTAATATTGAGTACGTGGGGCCACTCAAGGGCAAAGAACGTAGCACTTTCCTGAGAAACGCACGTGCCTGCTTAATGCCGACTACCTTTACAGAACCATTTGGTGGGTCCGGCGTCGAAGGAATGCTCTGCGGGACTCCTCTAGTATCCGTGGACTACGGTGCTTTCACAGAGACCGTCATCGAGGGTGTTACCGGGTTTCGATGCCACACTCTTCAAGAGTGGGTGAATGCTTTGCATAGCGTGGGGGACCTGGACCGAAAGAGGATACACGAGCTTTCAGCAGCAAGGTACAGCCTTGACGCGTGCGGAAAGAAGTACGCTCGGATATTCTCCGACTTGAACAATCTGTGGGATAAAGGTTGGTATACTTTGAGTGTCTAAATGGGGTAAAATACCCTGTAAGAAGTGCTCAGCCGACCATGGTTATGGACCGCAATCCCTCGTTCGCAAGGGACGAAAACTTTGAGATAAGTGCAAGGAAAGTAACAGATATGCTGTGGGAAGCTTCGAGAGGGGACCTTGCTTCTATTCCGAACAGCTACGTTGAAGGCCTCTCCCACGACTACTCCGACGGTTCTGTATCACTCTTGAATCTACTCAACCGTGTCACACTCACTGAGAAAACCTACGAGGAGTTTTCCGAGGTTGTTGAGCGTCTAATTTACACTCAGGATTCGGATTGGCCCGACGAAAGAAACATCCTTGAGATACAATCAGAAAAGCTCCTCCAAGACCCTTGCGGCGAAGTAAGTAGCTTCAACGAACTCGACTTTGATCTCAGCTTTGCCGAAACGGGCAACATGTCAGACAAAATCGAGCTTTTCCTTAAAAAGGTGATTTCCTCTGTCTACCTCGACGGTGTGTCGAGTGTCACGGACAGGGATGGAAACCCCCCAAATGAAAGTAACAGCTACCTGCAGTCCCCTGACGGAAAGTCCTTTTCCGGTAAATTCTTTGACAACACGGACTCTGAAAAGCCGAAAAAGTTTGACTTTGAGATAAATAAGGGATCGAAAGGAGACTGGACAATTAAGTACTGATTTCCTGGGGGTGTGAACCGTTCTCACCACACAGAAAAGGGGTAAAACTTAGTCGAGTCACTGGACCACAATGGAAGAAAATTTCACGGTATACGCAAATAAGACCATTAAGGCACTTAATGACGCGATAACTGTAAGTCGCATGTCGCACTGGAACGTAAGGGGACCGAATTTCTACGAGTGCCACCTTCTTTTCGAGAGAGTTTATACCGACCTTTCCGGGCAAATTGATGGCCTTGTTGAGAGCCTAAGAGCGTTTCAGCACAACCCCGACTTCGCACTCTTCAGCGGCCCTGGAATCTCGATGCAGAACTACGACTGTAAGTTCTTGGCCGAACTTTCCCTTGACTTTTTAATGTCCTTGAGCGCCACACTCGCCTTGTTTTTCGAGTTTGTCGAGAGCATCGAGGGTGACCCCCGCCTGGTCGCACTTTCCAATCGTATTCAGGGCATCTCTGATGCGGTTCTTACGGACCAGTACCTCCTTCAAGCTTACCTTGGCATGTGAGCCCTTTACCGACGTGTCGAGGCGCTAAGCTAGTCTCAGCTACCCGAGAACTATTATGTATTTGGTTGTTCGCGTTGATGGCCGAGTGTGGGACGGCTTCGGATGGAACGTGAAAGGCAAGAAGTTCTTCACAGTGGCCAGTGCAACCCGCTCTCTGCATGAGAATGGCGAGGATGTCGAAAAGGCTGAGATTCGGCCTGCAGAGGGAATTCTGCACGAGTGGGCATCGACTGCAGTACCATCCAATGAGCGCTGGCTGCACGAACCACGTGCTGCAGCCGACCTACAAGCCGCAATGGCCTGGTCCGTCAGCCAAGACTTAAAATGATACCACCAAGAAACTTCCCCCCAGGTGTCCTAAAGTTGGTTGAAATAGAGGGAAACAAGATAGTGAAGACACATGCAGAGTGGCCGTCAGCTTCTAGGTACAGAAGCAAACTACAAAATATGAGGAATGACCTACTCATGATAAACCCTAAGTTGGACCTTCAAATTATCGAAAACAATGCTTGAGCACAATAATGATAACCTTACAACGAAACTTTCCTCCGACGACAATGGTGACCTCGTTCTTGACTTCCCTGAAGAGATCCTTCAAGCAGTTGGCTGGTCAGAAGGAGACACGCTCGGAATCGAGGTGTTCGCCGGACGAATCATTTTCCGAAAGATTGAACCCGACGGAGATAGCTAAGTTGAACATGGACGTTTTGTTAAGGCTTTGCGAGCGTGAGACTGAGATTTCTCTGCGTGAAGAATCGAGAAACCGTTGCGACGATCTCTGATCTCTAGCCCCTGGCTCCTGCGACCGGGGGGCAAGGGGCGGATTCCCCCCTGCGCTCCGGGGCGGATTCCCCCCTTGTTTCTGCAGCGCAGAAACGGTATAGTTACTTCAGTCCATGCAAGCAACCGTGAAAAAGTCCACCCTCGACCTTTTTGAGGAGAAAGCTCAGATGGAAGACGAGCTTAAATTTGCACTCTGCGAAGAGTTTGCATCTGAGATGGAATTGCCTGTAGACTACGTCTACGCTGAGTTTGTAGACCCTAACACCACCTCTTTACACGAGGTTAAGTTCGTTCTCGATCGTTTCTAGGCTGCTTAGCAACGTTAAAACACCAAACCCACATACCTCAACCAACCTCCCTGCAATGCCCGACACTCTCGACTTTAATGGAAACGTTGTGACCTTTTTAGGTCTCATCGGTGTTACGTCCACTCTCGTTATTTACGTGGTGGTATCAAGAGCTTTCTGGTCCTCACCTTTTCGGCGTTAACCCCACAGTCATGAAACTCAACTATTTCAACCTTATAGCCACTGGCTGCATTGGGGGCTCTTTTCGCCTTTATGTTTCCAAATACTGCATGGATTCCCATTATTAGTGGGGTAGTTTGTGGAGTTTTTTATCCGATTTTAGAAACCGAACGGCGCTGACTTTCCCTCAATAGCCTTGTAAAGGTCTTCACCAACCAACCCCCCTAAACAAAATGGCAAGCTACACAGAGGAACGCTACATGAATCTGGCCACAGAAATTTACCTCCACTTAATTAAAGAGTGCGACTCACGTTTTCCACTCTCGGACTATGAGCTAAGCAACCTAGCCAAGAGGGCAGACGATGCCGCAGCTGCCCTGGCTCACCGGTTTGAGCAGGAATGAGCAGGAGAACTTACCAATTCTGGTATGGATCCAGATACGGTGATAGGTCAGAAGCTTACTACCGGTCCAATCCTCAACCGGTGTTCGAGTGCTACTGCGAAGGAATCGAAGAAGCAGTGAAGCTATTTGAAGCACAAACACAAAAGTCATTCATGAGAGGGTACAGCATAAGTGTGGATACGGACTTAAGCTTCCCGGAAGTGAACTACTACGATCGCCCGAACTTTGCACCTGTAAAGGGTTTCAGGGGTGTGAGTAGACTACGTTGGAGGTTAAGCTTTAAGCTATGGTGCGCCTATCGTGAAATTGTACATAGTTGGAGGGCTAGGGGCCGGTTTCCCGCCCTTGCTATCTTGAGCAGAAAGCGGTATAGTAGAGTCAGTTAACCCACCTTTGGCCAACAGCCATGAACACCTCTAAACTGTGTCCCAACGCTCAAGAGCTGTACGACGCCGCAGAATCCACACTTAAGCAGTTTGAGATCCCCGAGGATACCCTTCGCATAGCGTTGGCCGCTGCCCTACACCGTCTTTCAGACAAGTGGGAGAGGGAAATTGGAATTTTCAATAACAAACCAAAAACTGAGTTTATACGCGGGATCACAAACTGTACGACCTCTTTAACAGAGATTGCTGACGACTTAGAGGGAAAGTCCTGATAACCATTTATACGGACAAACCTGAGATGAAGTTGGAGAGCTGGGGCCGGTTTCCCGCCTTGCTCTTGCCGCTAAAAACCCGCTATAGTGGTTTCAGCTAACCAATTCAGCCATGAAAACTTCTAAATTGCCACCAACAGCAAAAGAGTTGTACAGTTCTGCAAACGACGTATTTGAGCAGTACGATTTTCCTGAGATTGGCCTTCGCCTAGGGTTGGCCGTTGCACTCCGGGCTTTAGCGAAGCTTAAGTCTCAAGAGGTTAAGGTGGAAAAAACATATGAGTACGAGGGAACCTTTTATTTCAGTGAGGATGCCATTCTTGTCGAAGACATTTTGAGTTTGGCCAATGACTTAGAGGGAGAGTCCTGACAACTTTTCACTTATGACCAAATCTACGATAAAGTATGAGCTCACACCTGAAGACGCACGCAGAGTTGCACAAGCTCTTCGCAACGAGGCGCACCAACTCGAAAATGAGAGCGAGCGTGCCTGCGAAAAGGGCTTCGACGACTACGGCACCTTGCTCTGGGAAGAGTGCTCTGTTTATAATGAGCTGGCTGGTTATTTCCACAGAGAACTACCCGAGTAACTCGTTAGCAACTCACCAAACTAAGCAAACTCCAATGTCACCCTGTCAGTCTTGCATTCACTTTCGTGTAACTCACGGCAGTCTCCACCCTATCGAAAAGTGGTGCGCTATCTCTGGGGAACTTATAAGTGCAAACGACGTGTGGAATGCAAACCCCACGGCTTACACCAGCGTGTGGAATGTTCGAACAGAAGACGTCCCAGAGTGTAAATTCACAATGAGTTTAAGAGAAGTTCGGGAACACGGAGTTTGGCTAGCTTCGAAAATGACACTGTTTTACCGAAAGTATCGAGGGTCGTGTAAGGGATTCTTCACAGACAAACGCAACGACTATTGGCTTGAACAGTACAATGAGGAACGCCAAGTTGAAAGGGAAAACTACCTCAAAAGGTTCTGGTCTTAGCCACTAGGAGAAATTATTCTTTAGTACCACTCTGCCCACTCAAACCACCCGAAACTACCATGGAAGTTCCAGTTTTGTTAGTGATTATCGTGTCCGCCGTTGCCGTTGCAGGTGTGGTGGCAACAATCATCATGTACAATGTCCTTCAAGGTTTAACAAGGAGAAAATGACGATTGACCCCTACGGTAACCTTAGCTCTACCCAAGAGGTCAAAGCCGCAACACAAAAGGTAGTGAGTGCGTTTAGCCATCGTCACAACCCTGAAGCTGACTCCGGCTTTAGCGCCCTTGCTTAGGCCATCCGTGTTGCAGCCCAGGAAGCTTCACCGGTAGAATACGGCTCACTATACGGTTTTCCTATGGAATACAAATGCCATGTACGTGATGCCCTGAACCTAATCGCGTCTGAGCTGGACGCTCTGGCCCTGAAACGCGAATCCTTTCTAAGGCAAGGCTCTGACTGATTACTGTCGGGTAGTCCCACGCAGCTCTTAAGCGAAATCAGCACACACTTCTCAGGTTAAACACCCCCGTAGCCAAATGTCTGGAAAGTTTTCGTTCAGCAAACTAGTTTTAGGTTTGACACGCCCCAAGGCGGTAACGTCAGGAGTCGTTGCGTACTACCTTCAACCACTCATACACGGCAATGACGCCGCACTGAATATGCTATTTACAGCATTTTCCGTTCTAGCCTACTCTATCGCCATCCTGATTGTGGTGGTCGGAGATCCTGTTCTGATCCCACCGGGAAACTGGAGGGTCGCCGAGGTGTACCGGGAACGTCTCAATAGACGATGGGCTCGCCACCAGGTACTCTTCCTGTCTTACCTTGTTACGCTTGGGCTTATTTTTGTAACCGTGCTGGTGTCAAAAGCTGTTCCCACCCAAAGTATCTGGTTGGAACGAATATACCTGTTCCTTGGCATTCTCGCATTCTCTTATTCGCTGAGTATTCCAAGTGTTTTAATTGCTACCCAAAGAGAGCGAATTGATTCTGTTATCGAGTCGAGGAGAAGGCAAGAAGGTATTGCCCCTCGAACCGATCTGGGAGAAGGGGGACTTGGTTAAGGCGGTTAACCGCCCTTGTTTCTGCTCGGCAGTAACGTATACTTAATTCAGTTGAGACACTCGAACAATGACCCTCGCCCAGCCCCAAACTCTCAGCACAAAAGAACTTTTGGGGAGTTTAGTATTCCATAACTACGCAGAGCGCAAGCCCGAGAAAGGGTTGTGCATCTGGAGGATGGCTCATGGGAGCAAAAAGTTTGAAATAGTGTTCACAGCAGAGATGCGTATTCGAGGCGCTGGGTTCAAAAACGTGCTGTCGCCCGAGTTTGACTACTGGGACGGTTACAGAGTGATTCTCCCCAAGGGGCTGATTGAGTGGGCAGAAAACCCGGTTGGTATGTCCCTGCCTGGTGTACACCGGAGCAATGTGCTTGAGATTGTCGGGGTAGAACACGAAAATTGCCCCTTTTGCAAGAACCAGCCCAAGTGGGAAACGAGCGGAGGCTTCATCGGGTCTACCCCGGTAAGCGACCCTTACTTCCATCTTACGTGCTGCAAGTGGTTTAACGGAAAGCGCAACAGTTCCTCCGACCCCTTGGCGTTAGCCGCAGCCAGAAACGCAGCTATAACCGGATAATGGACCCGTACAACTTATACCGGGCAGTTCAAGACCAGTTCCCAATTCAAAGGGCACTTCGGAATTTTTTCGTCACCGGGGTCGCATGGGGTCTTTTCTCACGAAACTCTCACATTTCACTCAAGAGTGGGAAGCCCAAAGTCATGTATAATAGCAAAAGCTCAGCATTGAAAGCAGCCGACTCGATGCAAAAGAGACTCGGTGGCACCTTCAGTGCGTACAAATGTGCATTTTGCGACGGCTACCACGTTGGACGAAGCCGCACTCGACAAGAGGCGCGAGAGCGGGGCTCTCCTAGTTAATGCTTCCCCCTTCGGTATACCTCAACACTAAACAATGAATGTAATCCGGGATAAAAAGCACTGGTTCATGTGCATGCTGGACACGAGAAAGCACATTGAGAGCTCGCTCGGGAAGCCAATGTCTCTTCCTCCTTCGATTCATGAATGCGTGGAAGAAAGCGACTTTTCGGAGGACGCCTATGCGGACCTTGTTTCGCTTTTCAAGTTGATAAAAGGTTGCGAGTACGAACAAGTTGTACGAGAAAACACTTGCAACCACGAAAACGACCTGTCTGATTTTTTCGTGTACACTATATACGCGCCAGTTGGAAGTTCGGACTGGCTCTGGCAGCGCGATTGTTTCGTCACCGTGCAGATTGGTGATTCGGGTGATCCTCGCTACGTTAGCTACGAGACCGCTCAAGTTTACGACATGTGCGACAACCAACTTGCTGAGACAGGGTTCCTGTATGACCGGCTAAGTTGGTACGCTCGCTACTTCCCGCACAGAGAATTTGAAGAAAACAGCAACGAAGCCAAGCTCCTTGAGAGAACCAACGAAGAACTCGATGCTACTTCTTCAGGCAACCCGACAAGTCGGCTCGGAGAGCTTTGCTACGCTGATCCGATATGGGTTGAAAAGTACCAGGGATTTGTCGCAAGAGTAAAAGGGTCAAGGTTCCCAATGGTGTTTGTACCTACGGTGCCGTACTACGGCTAGTCCCCCACGGGTCTCGGTTTCTTTCGCTTAGGCGGGTCAACGAGTCGAGGAATCGGCCCGTAATACTCTAATGGGCTGCCTTGTGTCGAGTGTCCGCAGCGGAATGTGCGGTCGAGTAGAACACAGATGTCTTCACGGTCTATAACTTTCCCGTCAAAAGTGGTTTGTTTCCAATCCTTATTGTCGTCATCAGCTAGGTTCATAATCGCCCCTTACAGGATTAAAGGAAGGTTGTACTTTAGTTTACGGTGGACACACTCTTCGTAAACGGGTTCATTTGGATTTTACCCCCAGTGCGGCTTTGGATGGCTTCTATAGCCGCATCCACAAAGTCTGTGTTCCACTTTGCAGTGTCTTTCACTGAGTCTGTTGCCCTTAAAGCGGCGGCTAACTGGCCGAGCGTAATTTCCTCCGACCAAACCCCGCTTGAAGACAAGTATCCAAGAGCCTTTGCAGCTTCACAAACACTGGAGTGCATGGGACAACCCGCGTACTTCTTCACCAACTTGTGTACGATACTGTTGCTGGTCAAGGTCTCCCAGTCTTTTTCAAGCTCCATGCGAGACACACAAACATTCCCCTCGTTCACCCAGGCCAACAAGTCTCTACGGACTTGAGTGTTGTATGCTCCTGACGTACCAACACTATCGGAAATCAGCTCACTAAGTGGAACAAGGTCCTGAGGTGTTTGCTCTCGCACACCCGCCGTGCGTTCGAGACACCAATTTTTAACGGTGTCCATGTCTCTTTCGCTGCTAATTTCGCTCCACAATAGGGTTAGACGTTCAACGTCAGCTGCAGCAGACCCCAGATACTGCTCAAATACAGGATATACTCCGTCAATTAAAAGTTTTTCGATGTATCGCGAGTCTGAGACCGAGCTAGCCAGTTGAACACCGAGAGGCAATCTTGTAAGCTCCCTTGGAAGTATATCTTCGTAGTATGCGCGAGTCTTTCTGCCCCTTGTGTCACTCGTGGTCATTTTGACTGCCTTAACCATGCTTTTAAGGGACGCGTACCCAAGGGCTTCCGCATCTTCCTTAAGGGAAGACAGCTCCCTTGCGCATTTCCCAAGGAACAAGGTTGCGTTGTGGAGACTAGAGTCATTGACTGACATTCCAGCTTCGTGGGCGAAACTTACAACTATCTCTTTTGTCTCTTTAAGTTTATCTTCACAACAATATAAAGCCTTTTCTGCCTTAGCCAGTTTGCCCTTGGTGTCTTTAACTTCAGCTTCCAGTTCATTAATTCTGGACTCAAATTGTGAAAAAGCGTTCGTTAGTGCTTGAGACGCCGTGTGTCTAGCCGCTATTAAGTTCATAGTTGAGTGAAAAGTTTTGGGAGGAAGAGTGTTGCCCCAAGGTCATTTCACATAACCCACAACACTCTCCCTGTACATGACTTTACCCTGCCCTCTCCACGAAATTTTTATGTAAACTAGGGGGACCCACCCCCCTTGAGAACTTGCGGGCACTGAGTGGGGTGGGGTGGGTCCCCCCACTTTGAAATTTTTCCAGCTAAAACCCCCAGTAGTTTCACGCTTATTCGGCAGCTTCCAAATGGCCGACTAGTTTAGACAGGTACGCCGGGGTAACCTGTAAAGTCAATGTTAGGGGGGTACCCCCCCACCCCCCTCAACATTGAAAAGTTTTTTCGAAGAGTGCGAAGCATTATCTTCCCCCCTCGCACACGGGCGGTTTCCACCCCTTGTTTCTGCGACGCAGAAGCAGTATAATAATAGTGTGTAAACGCTGACCCATGAAGAACCCACTCACTCAGTTTAAGTATGCAGCCCAGTTTTGGGCTGCTGCTGTTTTTGGTGTGTATTCACAACACTTTTACGAGTGGAATGAGTGGTTGTTCCGCGATACAAGGTACACGCAAGAAAATCTTACGGGGCGGTTCTGGCAAGAGATCAATGACGGCTGGGATTGGATGCAACCTTATATGATTGAGCACCTTGCGGAATTTAACTCGTGGGACGAACTCACCCCTTAGTCACCATCAACCCCGAAAACGGGCGGTTTCCACCCTTGTCCCTGCTTGGCAGAAACGGTATAGTAATAGCATACAAACGCCACTCCCAATGTCGGACTACAGAACCGTGGAAACCAGCCCCGAAGTCTGGGCGGTCATTCGTGCTCGCCACCCTGAGCTTGTGCCGTTC